GCTTTCAGTCTTGGAATGATGTAGAAGTTGATGGAATTAAGATTAAGCTGATGCATGATTACGCAACAGTAAACAATGAAGAAACAGGTGTTTTGCCAATCAATGCAAGTGGATTAAAACACTTAAAACAACAGTTTATTAATTTTTTGGAGGTTGCAGGATGATTAGGGAGGAGGATTGATTATGGATGAGAAATTTATCGCTCTCACTCAAGAATGGCACACTAAAGGCTGGAATGCTCGTCAGGGTGAAATTGATGAGTTGAAAGCCCAGCTCGAATGCTGCCGGAAAGAGAATGCAGTGTTGTTGGGGAAGGCGGGTGAGTTGCAGAAACGGATTGACGTTATAGAAAACTGGATTAATGAAAACAAATTCCACGCCACTGAGACATGGATTGAGGGGGAAGTAATCAGTGTGGATGATCTGAATAATATGATGCGAGGTAATCATGACTAAACCCCTAGGCGCTACTCATTGGGATGGATTGGATTACTGGATGAAGGTTGCAGAGGATGAGTGGTATATATGGCTGGATAGCTGTCAGCAATGGAAAGTGGTATTATCGTATCAGATGTTTCATGATGAGTTTGGGATACAGAAGTTAAGTGAGGAAGTAAAATGACAGAGCAAGAAATTAAGGAAAATGCACCAAAGGGAAGTACACATTACAGGAAATTGAGTACCGGTGTTGTAGTTTACTTCAAAAAGAATAAAATGTTTTATACATCCAGTTGCGGAAATATAAGTTATCCACGCAGTTTTAAAGAAATTAAGCCCCTATAATGGGGCTTTTCTTATAGCTGGCGCAAAGCCTTTTCAAATATTGCAGAGTAATCAGCAATGAGTTTAGCTTTATCTAGTCCGTTGATAATCTTTCTTGCGCTCACATAGTCCTTCTTATTTCCTGAAATGTAATCGTCCAATTTCTTTCCAGTAAACCAGCCTTCTTTCATGCCAACAATCATGATTTTAACAGCATGTTCTTTTTTCATAACTAAATCGGGATTCTGAGTATAATCATAACCCAGCTTGTTTGATGCTTTGTCATAATTAGCCCACCAAGTAAGCTGAACATAACCACGACCATAATATAGATGAGGATAGTCATCAAATAAGTATGCTACTTTTTTCAATCCATCAATAAAAGAATACAACTTGCCTAAGCTATTCTTAAACCATGTTCCATAAAGTCTACCTTTCCCCTTCCCATATTCCTCAATAGGCAACATGGTTGTCGCAGTTTCATGCCATGTTGTTGCAAGCATGTATGCGGCTTGTGGATACGAAATAGACTTGTCTTTATCAAACTCAGAAACGATAAGATTAAGTTGATCAACCTGGCTTTGATTTAATCGGCCAAAGTTGTCGCGCAAGATTTTGAAGCCACCAGATGTAAGTATCATTAGATATATCCCCTACGATATGCCTTAACTGTGATATATATCAGCATACCAGCAAGGCCCACCCAAAATAAGATATTAGGCACATCGCCAGCCAGCCAGCCCATATATGCGGGTATATCTGAATCCAACTGGCCAAGCAGATTTGCTAGATTTGTATATTTTGGATCAAAGGCAATCCCCACTATGCCGAGCAGGGTAAAGCATGACCAGGCTCGCGCCCATGTATTAACCTGAATACGGCGATAGACCAAAAGAAAAAAAATACAACTAAAAATGACGAACATTGAAATCTTGATTAAAATCATCTTAGTGGCCTCCAAACAACTTATCCAGAATGGTTTCAAGTTTAGTCAAAACCTTATTAAGATATTTTGGTATTGCCTTTTGCAATGGTTCAATAAGGAATTGACCCGATATACACAGGATAATTGTAATCAGGATTAATGCAGCAAGATTATTTCGACCAATGTAGGTCCATATCGGATAAGAGGCAACACCAGCAATTAATGCACCTTGAATCCCGCCACGGATACGGCTTTTAATTGGATCAGTCGTTGAAGTCAGATAAATGAAGAATCCGGCGAAAGTTCCAATTAAAATGATGACCCATTCTACAATGCGCTCATTGATTAACTCTAATAACTTCTCCAAATCGATTCCCCTATTTTTTTATGTATAGTAACAGACAAACTGTTAAGTCAAGCAGACACTTTGTAAAGTGCTACACGCCTAACCCTATATAAGTTTTTCTTATAGTAGCACTTTTCAGGCGAAATAAAAAAAGCCCCGAAGGGCTTTAATTTTTAAACAATTGCTCCTGTCGCATCCACCCAATTTGTACCGTTGTACTCGATTGGTTTTCCAGACGCTAGAAGTGTCGTATCATAGTAGCGTAGCCCTATAACTGGATTAGATGGTCGTTGTGCTGTAGTGCCTTTAACAACCTTTCTTACGCCAGAGATTGCAATTTTTATGTCCGTCGGTAGCGCCCCCATCGTAGCAGGTATCACATAAAAAGCGACATCAACATTGCTAGAGTAGTCGACCATATTAAATGACACGGATGAGCCACCATTAACAGTGTAACCCGATGGAGCGTTAATCGTTACAACTGCGCTTGATGTTGTGCCTTGTACAAGATTGACACATTTTTGATGTCTTCTAGTCAGCTCTACTATCTTAGGATTATAACCTATAGTTGCAGTAATTGATCCACTCACAACAACAGTGTTAATGGTGTTTCGTGAGTGCAACTCCCACACAGATCGTTCAACTGTCATAGGCGATCCAGATGTGAGGTACACCTCACCCCCGCCCATTGATGCCCAATCTCTGCGCCTAGTATCTCCGAGTGTATAGGCATACATATTATGTATTTTTTCAGGGTTTAGGGCAATAGTCTGCAATATCCGAAGGGCGTTTGACCCATCCAAGCTCCAACCGTATAAAATATCAACTTTATTCCCCTCAAAATATGCCAATTGCAATACTGTTCCAATATGTGTCTGGTAATAGTTTGAGATGCCGACACCAATGCCGCAAAATTCAGAAGTGAATGAGTCAACTGCAATACCGTACACAGCAGGCATATTTAACCCATAACCACATATAATCGCCTCAAGTGTACTAACACTTGTGCAGGCTGTGTTATTACTCTCCACAATTAATGCCCCACCCCACACATACAACAGCTTGCCCGTAGTCAAACCTGTTGGTAGCGTAGGATAAATTGTAATTTGTTTGTTAACTGTATCAATATTTGTAACGTCGTATGGTAGATTGTTTATAACAACGCGCAACTTTTGCTCAAGAAATGTAATTTTTGAAAGTATATCCACCTCTGTCAACTGAAGTACACATCGTTGATTAATATCGCTGCCTGAGCTTGAGATAAACGTAAAGTCATCAACAAAACCCTGCAAATATTTTGTCTGGTTATTATTACTTGACCCAGCATACGAACCTCGAACTTGTCTTGCTTTTGAGAAATGGCAACTTGTCATTAGGGCTAAAGCATAGCCTAGAATACCTGAACCAATGATTGTACCAAAATCGCAGTTCTGCGCACTACCTGTCAATTCAAGCTTAGTGGTTTCTCCACAAACAACCCCGTGTTCAATGTAACGAGTACGCATATCTGTCCACAAGCTTTGCGTCCCAATAACCTTTATTGACCCCGTTAAAACAAGTTGATTAGTTGCAATATGGAAACAATATTTTAAATAAGTCTGGTGGCTTTTTAACTCCAAAGCACCGTCAATTAAGGTTGTTTTAGCGATCTTGTAAGATGGTAGTGGAACATCGAGTAGTATTTGACACGTCCAGTCAGTTCGCACAGAGTTTGCGATCAGATATTGCAAATATGCTGAAAAAGCAACCCTATCGTGCAAGTTGGACAATTCCGTAGCCATTGGAAACACTGCTTGAGCGTTAGCAAGTGTCGCATAAAAATCACCAAGGGTTTTTGTGCTAAATCCACCAATTACGCCAAAAGACTGAGGTGTTAATGTTTCAAACTGTCTACGCCACTTACCAAAGCAAACACCACCATCATACACGCTAGTATTGACAGTGCTATATACGAATTTACCACCACCTTGTTTTAATCCAGCGTAGTATGATTTTACATAAACACACATACCGTCTTTTGGCGAATCGATTGCAAGCATATCCGCAATCGAGTTACAAACTTGAGTTACAGAATCATTAATGTCTTGCTGACTCTTACCGCTTGCATCTTTAACAAATTGTGCCTCAATTCCCTGAAAGTCTGGAAGGTCAAGTAATGCTCCAAGCGTCTGATCAATGTAATTTCTAAGTGTTTCGTCACGCAAAATATAGTCAGTGATGATTGAATCATCATTAGACTTGCGCTCATTTGCTTCTGTAGACAAGGCATTATTTGTTGCTGAAATCTGAAGCTCTAAAGCGTTTCTATTAATCTGGTCACGCTGTATATAGTCGTCTTTAAGCTCTAAATCACGAGTAATATAATCAGTAGTTACGTTGCTGATCTGAGTTGCAATGTGCTGCATGATCTGTTGATCAGCAAGAATACGGTCTGCTATTTCTTTTGCAATTACCTGATTAGTAATGCCGAGATTCATCAGGTATTCTTGCAATACAAACCAAATGCGGTCAAAGTCAATATTAACTACTCTTGGACGAAATACATTATCGTGGTTATCGTATTCCGTATCTCGTTCAATTGGTGTGCTGCGATACACGCGAACTGCTGCGCCGCTTGCTGGGGCTGTGGTAAAAGTAAATACACCATTGGCAAACGTGGCCTGCCCGATTTCTGGTGTAACTCCGTTTACGGTAACAAACACGTCTGAATCACTTGCATAGTCAAAATTAGCAGCAAATGTTGTTGTCGTGCCGTTACCTACATAATTACTTTCAGGTATCTGATTTGGTACTGACATTAAAAATCCCCTTAATATCTGTGTGCTGACTTGGCTTTGATGTTGGTCTGGATACCGCGCCAGTCTGGTCTGGTATCGCTAAAATGTTCAAGATTACGGCCCATGCGAACAGGTTCATTGCTGATAGCCTTCGCAAGTGAATCAATCTCATCATCAGGATTATCTTGTGTTTCAGGGTTAAATACACGCATTTTTTTAACAATATCCGAATCATTGCCGTTCTCATCTTTCAGGATGCTTTCATGGGCATATAGATAGCCAGATAATAACGGCCCTTCAATTGCTCCCAAGATGCGGATATTCTTGTTCTTACTTTCGTGGATACCCTGCACGGCACAGCGAATCTTACGCTTCTTGAATACTGCAAGAAGGTTATCAGGAACATGGCCACCAATACCGTTTGTCTCTACGGTTACCGCAGGAAGGTTAAACTCTTTGACTAAATCGGCGACAGTCCATGCTTGACCACCTGTACAGATATTACCCTCTTCATCAACGTTAATAATCTTTCCTGTAAGACCAACAGAACGATGCCAATATAGGCGACCTATGTCATCTTGGAAAAGAATGGTAAAGCTTGAGACGTCGCGGTTCTTCTTGCCCGATGATGGGTCTAGGTGGGCCGATACGGAAACAATTCTATTCTCACCGATATACAGCCGTGTTTCTCCATTGGCTGTGACAAGTCGGGGTTCTTCTGAATATGGCTTCAGGTAATCAGGGTCAAGACGCATATTGCCAACTGGTCTGGCATGCATCTGATACTGTGAATCCCACTCATTAATTGTTTCGCACTTGACACGGCGCTTCTCCATTTCCTTCGGAGTAAACCGCTTCTCCCAAATACTCTTAGAGTAGAAATCAACAAGGTTATGCTCGCCAAAGATTTCTATATGGTAAAAACCGTCAATCTCATGAACAGAATAATCTTTATCAGGGTAAAGATACTTAGCCCCTTTTCCGATTCCTGCAAAAGCATGTACTGGTGCAAAAGGGATGACCGCTTTAGTCTGTCCTTTTTCAATCCTGTATTCCTTCTCAAACATCTTGAGAATCAGAGTCTTAGCGCCTTTTTCAATTAAGTGTGTGTACAGTGAATCATGACTGTGTGGTGTGCCAATAAATAGAGTTTTGGTATTTGGCACAGCAATGTGCGTTTGCTCGCCTAGTGTGGTTTTAAGTTTCTCTCGCTTCTCTTGATTATTTGTGGTTTTTGGTGTTTCAACGTCATCATTTTCGATAAATGTTGCACGTTGTCCAGTCACACCGGATAAGATACCGGCAGCAAAGAACGTGCCATAACGTTCATCTGTTGAGCCATTTACCCACCATTTAGATGTAGTTCCTTCTCGCTTTTTGAATAGCTCGTTGTTTTCAGTTAAAGGATGGGTTTTAAGTACGGCCAATGTACCGCGACTACACTTATATGCGTCACGGTCTGCTGTCCCTTGGTGCAATATCCAATGTTCAGGGTCTTCATAAATTAGCCAAGCATTGAATATATCAAGATTGGTAGATTTAGAGTGGCCGCGCGGAAACATTAACACAGCAACATCGGAGTCATTCTCTCCACCCATTGCAAAATCTTGCAGGAAGTCGCAAGCATCTAAATGAAAGTCAGGGACTTCTAGCCCCAATCGACCTTCAACGTACATCAGAAAAAAAGCAGAGAAACTAATCTTCATTAAGATACTCTTGTGACTTGTTCTTTGCGCCGCTGTGCTCGTTCTTCATACTCTTTAATGACTTTGGCTTCGTAATTATCCTGAGTATCCTTTGTCGCTGAAACAGGAGGAAGCAGGCCGACTTTCATTAAGTGGATTTGCTGCATCTTTACTGCAAGCGTAGCAACTCTGGTGCTTAATTTGTATAAGTCATCTTTCTCGCCAAGATCGGAAGTCTTTAAAGCTCTGTTGGTGACACTTAAAGACTCGTCAATCAGGTCATCGCACATTAAAGCAGTCTGCAAAGCATGTCGCTCATTAATGCGTTTTTTAATCCTTAAATCCCTGCGCCGTTCCAGTTCATCAATATCTGAATCAGACAGTTCAAGGTCATAAATATCTATGTCTTTCATTCTGCCTCCTTACTTCGCTATGCGGTCAAGGTATTCTGAATAATGAATATTTCCACACTTTTTACAAACCCACTCGCTTCTTGAGTAATTCAAGAAAATTATTTCATCGCCGTGTATAGTTCTAACCTTTTTATATACATGCTTGCACGTAAGGTTATTCCATATGTGTTTTAAAATACTCATATTCACCTCTACTGGACAACTTTCTCAAAGTCTGGTGTCTGAATGTCACCAAGATCATCACCCCAAAATCTTGTACGGTTTTGCTCACGTTCTGCTTTGTCTAAAAGCTTCTGACGGTAATCTGGTGCAACAATATCTTGAATCTCATCAAACATTAAACGGTTCGCCGCTGCTTTAGTGTACCAGAGATTCTGAGCAGGAATCTTGCCTTTTACGAGTCGATACAGCTCGTTAGCTGCATTAGTATCTTTGTCTTCATAATACTGTGTTGCATTGCCGAGCGTAACACCAGCAATAGACTTAACATCTTGAGCGAATGGCCCACCAAAAAATGAGTCAACTTCACGTCCTGAAGTATCAGAACCGGCAACCAGAATGTCACCTAGAATGGATAAGCCGCCACCTTGTACAACTGAGCGAACAAAGAATGAACCTGTTACTTTCGGGTCATCACTGTCAAACATGGTCTGAGGGTCATTACCGTTTGCCAGTTCTTTTAACTGAACAACAAGCGCGCCAAGTATTGTCGTCATTGCCAGAATGGATGCCGCATAGCCTACCTTACCGCCTAGTGTTGGCTTGCTCATGGCTCGACTACCATGACGCATCAGAAAGGCAGCAGGGAAGGATTTAAACTGCATCATTGAGCGAACAATCTCTCCCATCACTGAACCTTTAGACAGTCCGGCAGTCAAGAAGGTGCGTTCGCGAAGTCCAGCTTCTACTACAGCCATGCCTTGTTCATCAAGTAAGTGTGCCTGAAACTGTGTAGCTACTTCATCACGAACCTTTTTAGGATTGCCAAAATCCTTAAGCTTATCGTCTGGTATTTCATAGATTGAACGGTTCGACATGAGCTTATTGCCTTTACGATCAATGACAGGCTCAGCAAGGCGCATCACTTCCCATGCTCGCTCTGAAAGTCCGGTTTTGCTTAGTAGCTCTCTATCCATTTCGGAAAGATCATTCCAAGCCTTGTTACGTGTAAGTTCGCCATACTTGCTCATCAGCATTTTACTAAAGCCAACCTTGGATGCAGCAGTTAATGCATTTAATCCAGACAGGCGCATAACCTGAGTAGCCACACCACTTGACACTCTTGCTAGCTTCTCGGCTTTACCGTGCACTGAGGTTAAGCCATCGTCAGCAAAGCGCGCCAGTGAGCCGAGCATTTCTTCTGTTGCCAAACCTAGGCTGTGTGCAAGTTCACGGTCTGTCTTGTTCTTCGGGTTAAGCTGTGTCAGCAGTTCCCCAAAGGTTTTACGGAAAGCAATGCCGTGAATATCTGCTGTCTTTTTGATCATGGCTTGGTCAGTCAAAGATGATAGTGTTGTACCACCCAGCATGGATGCAACGTTCATAGAACGGTATGCAATGCCTAGATTAGCCAAGACTTCCGACTCTGGTGTATTACCACCTGTTAGCTCGTCAAACATGGTTTGAGCGCGTTTACGTGTTTTTTTGGTATCCTTTGGGTCTACTTTCCTTTCAAGGTCTTTTTTGGCTGCGGCATCCATCAGGATTTTCATTGAGTTTTTCGGATTGCTACCTAAGTTTTCAACCAGCGCAATGTCTTTAGACAGGCCATTAATATGTGCTTCTACAAGATCTACAAATGGCATACCACCGAAGTCTGCCTGATACTCAAGCCAAGCATCTGCATCTTTGAAGTGAAGTACACGACTCTCAGAGTGGCGATTAGTGACTTTACTTGTGCCACCACCTGTTGCCTGTCTGCCGATCTCAATCTTGTTTGCACCATCACTGGTGATTGTATCGAAGGCATTCTCTAACAGTTTCTTGATCTCGTCACCTGTATAGTACGTCCCATCTTCATGTATGTATTTTGAGGTATCGACAATGTTCTCTGTGGCATTTACCCATGCCTCTTTTCCTGCTTTAAGCATCTTGGCTGCATCATGGGTCTGAGGTAGTCCCCAATTATCCAGCTTGCCAATGTCACCACCCGAGCGATTAAATCGCTCTCGCATGTCATCAAAGACTTTGCCCATTTCATCTGATATTTTCTTGGCAACGGCGTTATCTGTTTTCTGTCCAAAACGCTCCCTGATAATTTCCTGAACCAACTGCTTGTCAGTAAATACGCCTATTGCACCTTTAACATTTGAATACAGGTCAACCAGTCTACCCCGATATGTTGAAGCAATGGCGCGAGATTTAGAATCAATAGATTGAATTCCAGACATATCACCATGCGCCGCAATGAGCCGGTCTACCACTTCCATTGATGACAATGTTGGATGGTCCAGTTTGGCTAGGTTTTGTGACTGAATCAGAATATCCTGAGCCGCAATCATGTTCTTGCGTCTTGCCTGTTCGGTAATATCCTTTGCAACCTGTTCACCTGCTTTGGTGAGTTGTTCAAGAGGTGAGAGGTTACGCCAAGCTTGTATATCTTGACGTGCCAGATTGGTTTTAGCCTGTGCAATGCGCTGTTCAATATCGATTGATTCCTGAATACTAAGCTTTGCTTTGCCAAGTGCCTGTGCTACTGCCTGTTTACATTCTTCTCTCACGATCAACCCCCAAATTTAAGTGCACATGATATTGCAGTTTGTGTAGCCAAAACGTCCTGCTGTGCCTTTTCAGCTTCAGCTTGCAGTTCATTGAACCGTTCGCGTAAGGTCATTGTGATTTCCTCTACATTACCATCAGGGTCTATACGACTCACTGAAATCGGTTGATCGGGATTAGCCATGATAATGTCTAATGCTGCTTGTTCTTCCGGTGAAGCACCAAATCCTGATTCACTTGCAGTAGTCCTAGCTGTCTCAATTGTAGCGTATTCATTGGCCCTTGAGCTAATCACCGATTCAATATCTGGACTATCAGGGCTAGAGGTGTAATCAACCTTGCCTGTGCTTGGTTCAATCCTTGCCTGCCCTACAATATTTCCATCACGAACAGCCAGAACATTACGAGTGCCGTTATTATCGACAAACGTAGTAGTTTCAATTCCTGTGGCTGTGTCCATGGTTCTTGGTAGCTGTGCTATTTCTCCCTGTAATGCACGAGAACCGCGATTCTGGATAAACTGTGCAGTTGCATCATAGTCATAGTCAATACGACTGTTCTGCTCTTGTGGTAATCGAATTGCTGGCAGTTCATCTGGACTATTCACCAAGCCTGCCAATTGTGTACGGTCAATATCTGATGTTCTGGTACGAACTAATACGGGTTGTTCAATGTCTGAAATGTCCAGACCTAGACGATCAGCCTCACCCTGTACAAAGTTTCTATAAGCATCAGCATTGCCAGACTCATAAGCACGACCAATGGCAGCAGTTCTCACATTGCCACTTTCTACAAAATTGTCCATGCTGATAATAGGAGCACCATCGCTCATGCGAATTGAATCGCCTAGCCTTCCTATATCAAGATCATTGGCCATAGCATCAATGCGAGCCATTGTGGTTTCTGCGGTACGGTCATAAGGAATAGGCGAATCAGGATTTGCACGTCCTTCTTTATCAAATGCCACAAGCAAGTCACGTATATCACGTACTTCATAAGCAACATCAACCGGCATACCATTCCCAGCAATTGCGGTTGAGCGTGTAGACTCTGCACCACCATAACGCGAGCTTAAGTTATTCCATTTGTTCTCCCATTTGCTAATTGCCTGACCTACGGTTAATCCCTTCATACCGTTGTTATTCACAATAGCATTGGCATACTTCGGGTCATATTCACGGACAACATCAATCAATGGACGTTTAGGGTCTGCCTTTAATACCTTGACTGCACCAGCAGGTCCAAGCAAGTGACCTAGGTATTGTTCATGTGCTACCGGAGGTCTGCCTAGATTCTTGTTGATATAGTTGTTCGCCATCTTAATGTGCTTTAAACCAATTCGAATCTGCTCATTCACATCGTTACGATTGCCACCCCCTAACTGCTTCCAAGTCTTGCTCAATACCTGAAAAACACCATGAGCAGTAGATGATTTATTTTTTGCTGATGGATTAAAGCGACCGCCTGTTTCTAAATGGCTAATGGTCAGTGCAACAGATGGGTCTACACCTTCCTGCTGAGCACGTCGGGCAATAGTTCTTCCCTGTCCAGCAAGTGGCATGGTGTCATAATTGATAGGCGCTTTTTTCTTTTCACCTTGTATTTTATATGGGACATTGACAGGGCGGCCTGACTTAATTTGTTCTAATGCCGTGTCAACGTTCTTGAGGTGATTGTTCGCCTGAATAGCATCCTTTGGCGTGACAGGAGCGATGTTGTCTAGCTGCAACTCATTAACTGCTAATGCGGCCTGTACTTCCGTGTTTCTGGCTTCTATATCCTGAACACTTATGCTGTCAATCTCTGCATCAATATCGTTATTCAAGCGTGTACTTGCGTACCTTCCTGCACCAAATAACAGACCATTCAGTACAAGTTCAGTTGAAAGACTCTCCCAAGTCACATCATACTTTTGTGCCTGTTTGTCATAACCACCTGATTTAAGAACTGCACCACTGGCTACCTGTCCTGCTGCTGAAATACCTGTTGCACTACCCACTGACAATGCAGCATCAGCCACCAGACCACCAGTTCCTTTAAATCCATAAGACAGTGGCAATGCAGTAGATAGGCCAGAGACCATACCATCTATGATTGAAGTGGTCAGAGCAATGTCTTCATCCACACCCTGATTAGTTAAGTCTTTATAAACATAGTTTGATTCAGAACCACCAGTCACAACAGCAGCACCACCTATGCCACCTAATGCACTGCCAATTACTCCCCGAGTAACATAGTCAGAAATGCTATAGGCAAACCGACCTACTGTACCTGTATTCTCTTTATCCTCTAATGCTTCAATACCACCTAGCACTAGCCTGTCGCGTTTATCTTCCCTTGTCTGCTTAAACTCTGAATATGGTTCAATAAAACCTTCAGAACCCAAGTCCTTTGCAGTATAGGCCACACGATCTGCCACTGCATCAAACGGTGCAGCAACCACATCAGCAACCTTAGCAAAACCAGCAGCAGCACCACGCAATGGAGCACTTAAAGAACCAGAGAATGCGCCAACCTCTTTGGGTTTTGGTTTAGCAGGAGGCAATCCAGATGCATTAGCAGCATCGACCTTAAGCTGTTCATCTTCACTTATTTCAGAAAACCAGATACTCATTTAGTTACCCCTTCTGCCATTACACCAGAATACAGTGGAATGCCACGCTCATTGATTAACTCGTAAGCAATTGACTTGGTTCTCTTGCCAACCCCAGCGCGGCGTAATCTTAATCTTTTGAGGTCAGAAACAGGTACGCCGTTATTCTTGGCAATAAACCGATACATCCCTTCAAGACTTGCCTCAAAACGATCATCAGTCATGCCGTATGGTTTGGATACTTTCCAGTCCTGTATTGTTCCGCCGACATAGTTCTTAAAGTCACCCTGATCATACATACCACCAGTTGCCCACTTTAACGCATCATTGAGTGGCTCTTTTATTGGGCGGTCATCTTTCTTATCATGCCTTAATCCACGAGTATTCAGCATGTCAGCATAGATAGATTTAAATGCAGAATACATCATGTTTGCATCCGTTCCGGTGACAGCACCACCAACATATGAATTAAAAGCTTTTCGCATATCATCTTCTTTAGGCATGACAAATTGCTTGTTTTTGAGTAACTGATTTCCGGTAATGATTGACCTTGCAACATCCGCCTCGTTTTCTGACTTGTAATTATTCATCCGTGCAACGCCAGCCATCACATAGGACAAGTCCCCATCAGCCAGTTGACCAAGTGCAGAACCCCAAATCTTAGGCCCATTCGGTACGTTACGAGTTCCCCGAATCATTTCGCTAATCATGTTCAGCTTTCCATCAACGCCTAATTTATTCCATGCCTGTTTAGCTTCGGGAAGGTTTTCAGCAGGAATAGGCTTTAATGAAACATTGGCATCTTTCAAGGACATTTGACTGATACCATTCTCAACAATACTTGCGGCCGCTGCTCGTGGATTGGCAACCATTTGAACTGCCGTAACAGGTTGAACTCTCACCCCTGCTTCTCGAACTGCCTGTGATGGGTCATTGCGGATAGTATTCAGTTTTTCAGAATAGATATTCTCATAAACACCGAGTATCTTTTCTTCTGTCTGTGGGTCACTTGATTTGCTATTCTTCAGGTTCGCCTTGATTGCGTTGATCTCTGCAAGTTGGGCTGATGTGCTCATGTTCTGAAACTTGCCAAAGTTTTTAGATTGCTGCTGATAAAACTGGAACTCTGCTTCATACTCAGTACCACGAACCGCAGCTAGTGTATTCTCTTGCAACTCTGGCGTTAAAGCACGTCCAGTAAGCACGGCAGATTTAAAGTCATTGAATACCTGTCCAGCAAGGTTAATGCGTTTGGCTTCCTCCACTTCTCTCGCACGCGCGATTCTATCAGCTTCTCGTCCTGCTGACTCCTGAAATTGCAAGATATTTTCAGCAGAAAGGTTCGGATAATTCTTGATTAACTCCTCTTTGCTGAATTTCTGGTTAATGCCTTCTATGTCTCCTGCATCCGAAAGGGCAATCAGTTCAGTTGATGCACTGTTCTTGTCCCAGCGCGTCTGAGCTTCGAGTAATCGTTGCTGCTTAATGCTCGAAGGCAACCCCGATGCTTCTAATGCTTGAGTGGTCAAAGCCATGAACTGAGCCTTGTCACCCACCTTGAGCGCATTATCAATCGTTTCATCAACCGCTAGAAGGTTTTCTTTTTGCTTCATCTGCTGGACAACAGGCGCAAGTTTTGAAGAACTTTCATAAGCCGTTACATCAGCCCATTGCTCAAAGTTCTTTTGAAAGCGTTGCGGTACATCAGCAGCATATCGCTCCTTGATTGCCTTAACGCCGTCCTGTCGTTGCTGAATAGACTGCTCAAGATTCAACTCGCCAGCATTTACCTTTGTGGTTAAGTCATCATCAAGCAAGGAAATATCGGCAGCGGTTTTACTTGATATTCCCACAAATTTAAGACGCTCATCACGTTCTTGAATCTGGTCTACAATATTCTGCTCTCGAAGCTGATTGGTATAATTAGCCCCAGCGAGATTAGCACCAGCACCCAAAACTTGAGCCGCAGCCTGATAAGGAGCACCAGCACCAGATGCCTGAGCATTTGTATTCTGTGGCCGAACATTGCCAAAATTACCCAACGGTATACGCGCCATAACTTACCCCTTTGAAAGTGCTGTCTGTCTTTTTTGTGACTTAACTGTATCTAAAGTCTGCTTGGCAGCAAGCAAGCCACCTGTAGCAGAAGAAACAAAGCCCCATGTCCCTGCTCGCCGTGCTGCCTTACCCTGCTGTCTTGTTACTGATGCAGCCTCTCGACCATTTAATATGGTCATCCATGCATCCTGTTCTGACTGCTGTGTGATGTAGTCATTCACCACAACAGGTGTGCCTGTGCTTACATCTAGCCCATTCTCTGCGGCCTGTGCGATTGCAGATGACTTTTGATTGGCTGCGGCTTCACGAATCTTTTTAGCCTCTACTCGTGCTGCTGACTGATAAAGTTCTGCATCAACTTTCGATTGCTTATCTGCGGCTCGACCTTCCTGATAAAGTCCGATGCCTTGTACTATTCCTTGCGCGCCTTGCATAATTGCTGCTGCTGAAGAACCCATGTCTATATCTCCATTTCTAAGAATCGGCCTTGCTCTCTGAAGCCACACCGTTTATACATTTCTATGGTTTTGTCCGGTGTGATTCCTGTCGCTGTGCCACATTGCACAAGTTTAGCACCTCTTTGCTTTGACCACTTGACAAATTCAGCCACAAGTTTTTCGCCAATCTTAAGGCCACGACAGTCGGGCATCACGTAGTTCACATAGTCAAACGTCAACAAGCTGTCTGTCATCCAGTCCGAGTACACACCACCAGCAAAGCCACCAAGAACTACGCCATTCTGTTCAGCAAGAAGAATTACGCCTGTGTCCTCATTCTCAATAATCGCAGTGAAGTGACTCACCACCTTCTCTTTATTTACGCCTAATCGTTTATATCGTGCTGATTCATCCTCCAGCCAGTCAGCAAATAACATCAGTAATGGAACATCGTCTAGCGTCGCTTTTCGTATCATCATTTGTTATTCACCGTTAATTCGAGATTGACTGCTTGCAAATGAAATGGCAAAGGTCTGTCATGTTCAATTACCATGTCCAAATCTTCAACTGTTGTCCACCCATACTGTCCAATATTGACCACACGGCTAAACGGTTTAAGTGGATTCAGCGGATTATCATCAAAACGTATATCATCCACATCCTCACCATTCACACGTAAGCCAAGTGTATTATAAATCGTTGCATAGACTGAATGAATCGTTATTTTTGAGGTACGCATAGAGGAAGGATATTGAGCAAATTCAGGCGGCAACAGTGAGATTTTACACTTGACTGGTGCGCCAACATAAACCGTCTTTCCGGTGTAATCATCATCCTGAAGGGTTAAAACATTGCCTGACCTTGACTTGATCTTGACCTGAGTATAAGCACCATTAACCATCATCCATGCTTGAATATTCTCAATACCTGATGCAGCAAAGCCGTTTAGATGTGTGGCTGTAATGGTGTTATTGCTTACCGTATAACTTACTTCACAGTCAGTTAATGCGTCCTGCGTAAGCTGCTCCAACCAGACCTGACCGTCTAGTCGCTTAATCAGTGCAAAAGTTTTATCAGAACCAAGCAATGTGGGTGTACTTACAATGGATAGCACCTCAGCATTAAAGTCTTCCAACGCCCACGCAATGACTTCCTGCTCGCGGTTTAATGTTACGCCTGCCACCTTTCCGTTTTCCAGAACCACCCACACTAAGCTATTCGGTTCTTGCTGATATGACAGTTCAGCAATACCACCGTTGTTCCGCGTAATATGTGCAGACAGAATACTAATGTCGGGTGAGACTAGACCATCTACTTCATAACGATAGGACAATGCTCTTAATCGCTCACCACCACGCTGTACAAACAACAGTTCATTTGCAACACGAGTAGGCCGAGCATCTGGATAAGCACCATACGCCGTATGTTCGGTAATTTGCACAGTAGTCGGGGTCAATGCTTCATTCGAATCAATCAGGAACTCAGAACCGCCAGTTAAAGCAACAACACCCCTAGACTGAACAAGGTGCAAGATATTGTCTGAACGATCTGAGGCAGGGGCGACACTAAAGGCATCTGCATCCTTTGTGGTTTCAAGAAAGTTTTGAGGGTCACCAATCCGGCTAAACCAGACCATGTTTGGATATTTTTTAGTACCACCAAGAACAAGGCGCTGCTTAAAGAATGTGCAGCAACGCGGATAACCATCAGTTGTATTATAAGCACCACCTGTAATTGTCCATGATCTGCCCAATGCCTGTACACCAGAATTTAGTTCAACCAGCACCACGCCGCGCACCGATGTTGAATTTACAAACTCGTTAATCCTGACCATGCCGCCGTTAATTTTTACAATAGAACCCACATCAGATGGACTAAAAATGTTAGGCAGGCTTTCAGGGACATATACCCAATTTGGATTTGAACCGGAAGGCGGTGAGTTCAGGTTGTCACTTACAGCTTCCCAATAGGAAGAATTGTAATAAACACGATCTCCAATGTAATACTGTTGGCTTGCTGACCAATTGGAATATGCACTTGAATTAAGCTGAATTGACGCCCCCACCTCTTTTGCACTTGGTTGCAATGTACTGTTAGGTGAGCGCCCACTTTCTGCCAATGGCGGTATATCAAAAATTAATTCTGTCCAGCTCCATGCCGCATAATCCGCACTCGTTCTGAGCTGCTGAACTGGAAAATCGGGATGAGTAAAGAACAAGGTGTAACGCGAGTTAATGTACTGAACATCCTTAACGCGCTGCACTGTGTTGTATGGCGTGGTCACTGTAGTCACAACAGCGAGCGTGGTTGCATTGACAATGGTTGCCTTACCTACACCAAGGATGATAAAGAACGGTTGTGAAGCACTAGGCGCAAATGGCAGCATCCGAATATAATCAGATGTTGTGCCCTTGCGAATATAGCGAGTCCCTGCACGTTTCTTGACTCCACCTTCCACCAGTGCAATAACATTGGTCAGCTCTTTTGCGCCGTTATGATATTGTGCTACATCGCCACGAGTAGAAAGTATCGGGTCAAGTTCACCGGAACTGAAATTAGACTTGATTATATTTAGTGCCATATCAGTATCTCGCTGCAATGTAAGGAGAAACATAGTTATTCTGGAACTTGCCGGATGGTAACTGCTGACCATTAATGCTCTTGGCTGCTCTCAGCTCATCACGCAACATGATTAGCAATGTATCCCTTGAGGAATCACTACCTGTAATCGGCTTGCACAAGTCAGCACCCAGCGCGTAAGACATGCAGAGAGCAAATGAATCATCCCATACTGCTTCATTGTCACAATCATAGATGTATGACAGTTGCAATTCTTCAGCATTGACAAGGATATAAGCACCTTCAATAGTGAAATCAAACTGGTTCGGGTCAAGCAATCGAATGAAATCACGCGGCAATGCAAATTTATTGCTATAACCAAAATCCGGTTTTTCTGCTGATGGTGCAATCTTTATGCGTTTTCGGGCAAATGACCACGGATGATCACGAAGCAATGCACGTCGCTTTATGTCGTACATACTTCTGATTAACTTTGCATTCTTGACTGAGCTTTCAAAGTCCTGTATCGGTTCTGAACCAATCAAGGCTAAAGCATAATTTGCAATAGACACTTTTGTATTATTCATATCTGCTCCATTAAAAAAGGGCATCTTCAAGATACCCTTAGTTTAATGTATTTTATTCAGGCTTGTTAGCAATTAAGCACTCAAGAACTCAAACGCTACCACTTTCTTCTCGTCATTACGACCAGCACCGAACGAGTAGATACCACCAAACTGAGTAGCGTATTCAAGGTCTGGACGAACATCAATACGGAAGTCTTGCGGAACATTCCAACCGTACTCAATACCAGACTTAGCCCAAGCCACACCAACACGCGTGCCTTCAGTAGAGCCGACCTTCATACGGTTATAAGGAATCCAGTTCATGCCCAACCATTTGCCAGAAACATTACCTTCCCAAAGCATCTTAACTGCTGCGTAGTCTGCATTGGTCAGAGTTTCGTTATCCAGAATGGCTTTCATCATGGCAGCGTTATACGTGATATAGATTTCTTCATTATCTTCTATACCTACTTCGTTACCCATGAACATTGAAAGAATCTGGGTAAACATGCCAGAAGTCACACCGGTGCCTAGTGTAATTTTCTGAGAAGCTGGCAAACCAACTTGAGTAATACCAGAATCGGAGTAAATGGTTTTAGATGCAATATCACCCAGCAAGGCATTATAGATGATGTCATCTTTTGCTCGGTTTACAGCGCCAAAGAATGTAGTACGGATTGGGCCGCGCAGATCAGCTTCCAATTTAGTCTCATCTGTCGCATCAATCGGAATGGCAAGGATTTTATCTCGCATCGTGACGATGCGCGCAGACGTTGGAATAAGGTCGAGATTAGTATCTTGCAAACGCAGTGTTTTATCACGCATCTCAACAGTACCAAACTTGTTAATCGTGAAGTCAGCACCCACGATTTTTCCGCGATTTGTTACCCCACGCTCTAAACGTGATTGCTTCTGTTGAACTTCAAGCGCAAACTTATCACTAAACTCGCGCACATAATTCGCTTTAATAGTATCTGCTGTCATGTGTTAGCTCCTGATCAGCGGTTCTTAGAATAGTATGCCTTAACCTGTCTTACAATTTCGGCATGCATTGGGTCTGAAGGGTCATCATAAGCCTTGTGACTTAATAATTCTTCCTTCGTTAAAGTATTAGAAGACGGAATACCATTCGGCCTTGAGTCTTCGTTCATTTGTGCGCCAAAATGCGCCGCGAGTTTAGCCAAAGCAACATTGTTGCCGATCTCTGGCTTATTTAAATCTTCATCTGTGAATCCGGCAGCGCGTAATGCCTTTTGAGCATTAACCACATTAGTATCAAAGTTATCACCCCAAACTTCCTTAAGGCTACCTATTGTGGCTTCTGTGTCCAGATCTGCACTTGCACCAAGCAATCCAGCAGCGCGGTTATTGTATTCACCAATTAAATACTGTAGCTGATCATTGGTAATGCCGAGTTCAGCAGCCTTACCCAAGAATGCCTTGTTTTCTTCAAGACCTTTAAACTCGTTAAAGTCAAAACCTTCAAGCTCAATATTGTATGAGTCAGCAGTTAAATCACCTCCTTGCTGCTGATTCTGTTCTTGAGCCTGTTGACTATTATCCTGTGTGGTTTCAGTAGTTGCCTGACTTTCTTGTTGGGCAGATGAATCAGTTTGCCCTGTAGTCTCTACCGCTGCTTCAGATTCACTCATTGATTACGTCCTCTTTGTATCTGTTCAATAATAAATGCAACTGGTTCTCTTGCGCCGCATCTGTATGCTGTCTTTCTATCATCTACATCAAACGGTTCTTGCATATATTTCTTGACTAGCTGCATCAAAACACGCCGTCCGCTTGCATCAATTTCAAACACTCTTTGGTAATCCTGTGGCGTTGCTCTCATATCAGGATTAGCCCAAGTATGAATTAGCTCTTTTGTGGATTTAAGCACATTGCGCTGATTGCGATACTCCCGAACAGTGTAGACGATAGTGATAATGCCAATAACTGTTAGCGCAAGTATAACTAAAATTAATGAATACTGAAACATTTTATAAATCATTGTTAGCCCCTTGCTGTGTCATTACGTCCAAAGCTGCCCCTGCCATTGCATCCTCAGCGCCTTGCTGTCTTTGCTGCTGTTCCATCTGCTGTTTCTGCTGCTGCTGCTGCTCACGTAATTTAATCACCTGATCTGTTGTTCTGCTCACTGATGCAGGAACTCCATAACCAGCCTGCAACACGTTATATGCTGCATCCGCATTGATGTTATCCAGAACTTCAGGGAATGCTTCAGCCATCAATCCAACACTACCCATTAGACGCTCAATTGCTGTAACTTCCTCTAAACGCTGTGAACGTGCAAATGGATTCTCGAATCTAAATTTCAGTTCTTCGCCAAGTAATTCTTCTGGTGCTTCACCAAACCATCCAGCAGAGTAACCAATAGAGAAACATCTATCTAATATCTGCATCATAAACTCATCCTGCAAACGTCCGAACATTGGCCCTAATAACTGACGAATCAGGTCTACACGAACATGCACCTCGGTTGCTGTCATTTGTGGCCCATCTTGCGCCTGTAGCTGATCAGACATTAATACCTTGCGAATTGCTTGCTGCTTACCAGATACCATCCAGTCAGCCAAGTTTACGTTTGTATTTGGCATCAGGTTCTGTGGACGTTGCTCCATGCTGCGAACCATGACCATTTCCATTGGGCCAATACGGAACGTTGCAGGATTGATTACACCATCATCAGCAGCAGCCCAAAAACCATTTACATTTACATCCATGCTGTTTAACAACATGCGTTGCATTTCATTTAACGACTTGGCATCAGGCAAAGCCTTGAACATCTGACCAACAGCATAGACTGAATTCGCAATCTTGTGAGCACGTGGCACAGCACAAGGAAAACTACGATAGCCACCCTCCTTAATCAGATGCTTGTTATCAATATCAATATGGTATGAAGCAAACGGCATTCTCTCTGGTAAGTCTGCATTCTCATTGCCATCCTTGCGAGGTTCAATTACATGAAGAACAGTATAATTTCGCTCTACATCATCTTTTGCAGCGCGTCTAACTGCCTCATGAACCTCATTCTCTCCATATTCTTCTACCATCTGTTTTGCAGACATAGAAACAACATGATAAATAATGTCAACCAGACCACCCTGCTTACTTGTCGAAAACCAGCAATTGCCTAAAGGCCAGTTCTCGAAACGATAACCGTCACCATCCTGTGTGATGTACAAAACACCCCAACCACCCACAACATAGTCCTGGATGCAATCGTAAGCCTCTACATTGAAGTTACCAGCATGAATCTTGCGCCACATCATTTCGCATACATCATCAAGCCACTGATCTGCCTCTGTCATTTCATCATCTTCAAGACCGCTAGGCACAGCCTTAAACCAGCGAACGTTAGGCGGAACAGTTCCTGATATAATAGAACTCGCAAGCAACTGGACACTATCAGCAGCAGTACCGTCATAAAGATTCACACGGCTTTTCTGATCATCACTACTTACATCGGTAAAATCAGGCTCACGTTCAGGTGCGCCGTATTTATAACAGTCAATCCATTTCGGCTCATGTTTGGAACGGGCAACTTTCAGATTGCCCAACATTTTAATCTTACTCGTTGCCAGTTCGCTCATTGTCCGCCACCACCTAGTAAAGTTTTAAGACCATTCATTGTGCCCTGACCAATCGGACTGAGTGCAGTCGAACGACCACCGCGACGCTGTGCAGCTTCTTTGTTCGCTTCAAGCGTGGCCAAGTCCTTCGCCTCTTTCTCAATCTGTTCGGCAGACTTTTGTTGAACAACTTTAGGACGTGCGCTCATTACTTACGCTCCTTGAATGTATAGCCTTTCTTCTCGTCAAAAACGAAATCACCTTTAGGCTTCTGAGGTGCAACACTGTCTTTCAGGCGCTGGTTCTCATTGTGCAAGGCCACGTTCTTTTTACGAAGCTCGGCATTTTCAGCCTTCACCTTGTCAAATTCCTTTTGAGATACTGTTGCTTCAGTTGCCTTTTCCTGAACGTTTTCTGTGGTTTCTTTCTTCTCTGTCATTTTCGACACTCCTATATAAACAAACCTGATAATAACATTATCTCACGCGCGCGATTATATCAAAATTATTTATATAAGATATATTAACTCATAACCAATACTTATTAATAGACAATAAAAAACCCCTTAAATGGGGTTTTTTATGAAGGTCTTTCGCTTCAGTCATGTTTATTATTTCCCCCAAACGACAGGGGCATGATGTTTGCAATTTACTCTTTGCTTGTCCTGCGGCAACAGGGTCTACTCGGAGGAAGTTTCAATTGCAACGCCATAAACAAAGGCACTTACACACCAGTCTTACCTTTAAGGTGACCACCTTCCTTACTCAAATTTTGGTAGAGGAGAGATAAGGAAGATGGTTTAGTCTCAACCAGCGAGGATTAATTCTTAAAACAAATATACCAACACAATCAGCAAATTACTAATGAAAAATATTTATATATAAGTATTTGGGTCATTAATAATAGTAATAGCCTGTTCAACACTTTCCACGATATAAACCTTACCATTCCATGCAGTATGCCACTTCACCTGATCTGATGTTAGTTGGCGCTTAGACTTCGGCTTCTTGCCATCCTTTATTTCAAATAGCAGGTTGATTCCACGAAAACCAACCAAAATGTCAGGACACCCATTTCCAACCGCTGAAAGGATTGTCACACTACATCCCATAGCTCGCAATGCATCTACAATCTCTGGTTGATTCTCGTCTATCTTTGCTGCTCGTCTCATACAATTACACTTCTCTTTTAATGCAGGGATTTTATAACCACCCCATTTCGGTTTAATCATGCTAACCTCACATTTAAAAAGGAATATCATCCTCAGTATCACCAATAAGGTCTTCAATTAATTTTGCATAGCCGCCAATGTCATGCCAGCTGTCTTTGTGGTTGCAATCACCATTCACAATACGAGCAATCTTTGATGCAATCATGTGTAGTGCTTCATGATGAGGCTCTGGAAGCTTATCCTTGCCTCTAGCCCACTCAATTGCATCCATGATTTTACGAGTAACCATAGCCACATCTTCAAAGCATCCGTATTGCTGCTGACGCTCTTTTAGGGTCTCTGATACACTCTTTAATTTAGATGACTTATTAACTTCATCAGACACAGCAGGCGCGTTGCGTTGCCATAAAACAAACTCATGCCCCTTTAATTCAAATCCATACCACCCCCAAGAATAACAGCTTTCCTTATTTGCGAAATAATAAGTATCACCAATCTTTTTAAGGAAAAATTCATTATCATCTTCCCCCTTCCTGTACTGGTAATAACCTTCACTCCCCTCTGGTACTACCAACCACCCCTTAGCATGTGGCTCTTTAGCTTCTGACTCAGGCGCAGTAATCAGTTCATATTTTTCGTTTAAATATTCTTTCATGGTTTCGCTCTTTTTTATTTGTGTAAATGTGGGTGACTTGCAGCCATCAAACTGAAGCCATTTACCATTCATGAATCCATATAAATTACCATTTGAAGCGGTGTAGTATCTATGCCCATTATCCTCATGCGTAGCATCATTAACATTATTTCGCTTCAAAACAACTAAATCACGAAGTTTAGGGAAAGTTAGTTCTTTTGCGATAATGTCAATAAAAACAGATTCATTGAAAATAAAATTAATTTCGCCGGCTATATTGGCAATGCCGCAAATACCCGGAACCATTACAGCATGATGATCACCATTGCCTAGTGTTGCGCCTAGTTCAAAAAACAGCTCCTGCGCTTCTTTGCTTTCAGCTTCATTGTTCACACGTACTTTATAATTTTTCATATCAACCTGCCACCTTATAAGCCAATAATAAAAACAGAACAAACACTACCATAAAAAGAATCGAACCAAACCACAAAGGGCAGCTTTCTCTATCTCTCATTTGAAATTCTCCTTACTTCAGACATTAGCCAGTTAATATCTTCAACAATGTCATCATTGAATTTTTCCGTATCGAAGTTATAAAACTTAAACCCAATTGTGTTTCCAATACTGACTATTTTTGGTTTATATTGAAAAACCGCAATATGCATGTCCTGATTAATCTGGTTTATCTCAACCTTGAACGTCAAATTTTTGTTGGAAATACTCTTTTTAATACAAAGATTTGTTAGTTCATTTATAGCAGTTAATACAACTTCTTCTTCCATTTTATTTCCCTCACTTTAATGTAATAAAGCATACCATTCATAGATATGCTTTACAATATTTATTTATCAAGTTTTTCAAAGAACTGATTAACGGCTTGCCATAGTCTGTCACTGCAAAGCTGTTCACCACGCTTGATCTTGTTCATGGTTGATGGGCTGGCACTAATCGCCTCTGCCAGTGCAACACAACTTATGCGCCTATCAAATAGCTCATTTCTAATAAAAGAATTTCTCTCATAATCCCTGTACTGGACTTTCTTCCTTCTCTCTACAGTTCGCTTGTTAGTTTCTTTCTTGCATAAGGTACACACCATAATTGTGTGATTACGGCTATTCCTCGTAAGATGATGCTCGGTTAAGCCATGATGCAGGCATTCAGCATCAAATTTAGTATGACCACTTGCAATAGCCGCTTTCTTTCTATCCTCATTTCTAACTTCTCGCTGATCACGTTTGGCTCTCTTAGCCTCAGTTCTGCGCTGCTTATCAAGTTCTGCACACTCACGGCATCTGAACGCATCACTGTGAATCTTGAATACAGTCATGCCATGCTTTTTACACTCACCCTCAAAAGTATCTAAACCTTTTTTCAAAGCATCTTCACGCGATTTCTGGTTAGCTCTAACCCTTAAGGTCTCCTTAGTAAATACCTTTTCTTTTTTCACTTTTTTCGGCTTAGGTTCAGGTTTTGGCTTCGGCAATGGCTTAGCCTTTACCACCTTGACTACCTGCTTCTTGGGCTTAGGTTCACGCTTCGGTTTAGGTTCTGGCTTAGGTTTGATTACCTTAACCTTCTCTTTTTTCGGTTTAGGTTCTTTTTCTTCCTTTTTCTCAGCATTGACCATTTCAGGTTTTCTTCCTGAGATTACAAAGTCACGCTTAAAGTCCGGCGTTAATTCCTCAATATCACGGCGCTGAATACTTTCAGACTTCACCTTGCCACCACGCGCCAGAAACTCCTCAACCTCTCTGGCTAACTGATCACTCAATGCATGGTTAATTAAACTGCTATTCATACTAATCATGGTTCACCTCACACACTTAAAAACCAAATAATTACATCGTAAAGAGAAATCGGCAGAACGATAAAAACCGTAATTACCGCATAGACAAATACTAAAACAAAACAGGGTTTTATATATTTTTTAGCCCTGTTCAGTTCACTTAGATAAAACAACATAAACAGCATAATAAATATTGAAATTATCAAAGATGCAGCCAATAAACCGTCATAGCTAAACATTAATCCCCCATAGGGAAAGGACGCATTTCACCACCATGTAAACCAGACCAATCACTACAGAAAAAACGCAAACCATAGCGATTGATTCCATAAAGATAGTGATCCATTCTTTTTGGGGGAATTTTATCTTTCTCCATATCACAAAAGAAACAAAAACTAAAAACATTCCAATAAAACAAACCTTGAATAGGATTGAGTCGTAAAAAAACTGAGGATATAAATAATCTACACAATCCGCATAAGCCCTTTTTTCTAACACACTTGCCACCAGAGGATTAAAATTAAATTCAATCGCCTTGCAGTATTCAGCCATACTATAGCTATCCGTGTTAGATGTGGCAGCTATAGACGTTGCCAATATCATTGATGTTGATGTGGTGTTCATAAGACCCCCTTCTCTGGTAGGCGGCGTCCTGCTTCGATTTCTGCTTTAAGATCTTTAAGCCACACGTAGTCCAGATAAACCTTATCTAAATCCATGTATGGTAGAAATTGACGCTCTTTCTCGTGGTATAGGTACACATGGCCATCAAGCACAGAAAAGTATTTTTGTAATTGCGGAAAATATCCTTCAGGGCAAGCAACAGTTGAGAACGATAAAGCAGCAATCATTTCAGCTGGGCCTTGTCCACCGCATTTTTCAATTAGATTCACGCCGTTGCTCCAGGTTGACAATTCCATTAATCTTCTCCTTTACCATTTCATCACGCATTTGCAGTAGGTCGCGAAGTGTTACAGTTTCAAGATATTCATCAAGTCCTGAAGGCTCATGGATAAAGCCAGACATTCCACCCTTCCAGTTACACCAGATATATTTAGGACTATCTGTAAACCATGCCTGCTTTTGATAGCCCATGCTTTCCAGCACTTCACAAACAGCCGTTAAATGCTGCTCGTCTATTATTGCGATTTTTAAATTCTTAAACATTTTCAAATTCCTTCTCTTTTGCTAATTCATCTTGGGTTTGTTGGTCGCCTAGGGGTAAAAGGTATCTAGACTCCTCATAAACAAGTTCGCTCAAAAGTCCCAAATCCGACCCTATTACCGGCACTGAAAACTTAATTTTCCATACATCATATCTCGCAACACCAACTCCATTAAAACCGTCACCAATAAACTCAATCAAAGTGCAGACAAGGCCATTGCTTAAACACAAAGCCAACCCACCTACTTGTAATCTGCTCATGGTAACTCTTTCTCCTCAATGTGCCATCCATAAGGTCTAGGTAGTTCTAAGGTTATGTTTTGCCAATACTTACACCCATGTGGTGATAAACTAAAAATAAAACACATTGGTAAGCACTTGTTATACATAAAGTTCTTAAGATTTGGAGCTTCCTCACGTAGATATTTAGCTGCTACTACGTCAACCTTTTCTACTTCTTTGCATAGTCGCTCATAGTCTGTTTTATCGCTCATTTCAAAACCTCCAGTAAAATGTTGTATTGGGCCATAAATTGACGCTTTGAATCAAACCATCTTTCGGCTTCACTTCTGCTTGGTTGCAGCATAGCCATACGATGGCACTCATCAATTCTTTCCTGAATGTTCTTTTTCATTTCTTCAATTTCTTGCTGGGTTTTCATAATCTAGTCCTCACTAATTTATACAAACTATATGCTTTAATATTAATTCAGTCAATACTGTTTTTTAATTTATCGCAATGAATGCACATCCAAGAATCATAAATCCAAGAATATTGATATTCGTGCTGACAGATTTCTTTAATTGACATTTTACATTCCTCTCATTACTCATTATTTTTTAAAATTAAAAGTCATCTTGCCGTCTGATGTTTCCAAACTGACATATATCAAAAGCAGAAATTAAACGAGATTCACCTTTAGGGCCTTGACGATTCTTTGCCACATTCGCAACAATCAGACCTAGAGTTTTTTCATCTGGATGCAAAAGAATGATCTTGTCTGCATCTTGTGAAATCTGACCTGAACCACGTAAATCAGACATGGTAATTCTTCTGCCTTGAGCCTCTTTCGTTAGCTGCGACAGAGCAATAACCGGAACCTTGAAGTCTTTGGCTATTCGTTTTAAACCAGTAGATACATTTGATATTTTTTCAAAGTTATCCTTTGCATTTTTATCTTCAACAAGCTGAAGGTAATCAACAATCACACAGCCAATTTTCCCATGCCGCTTAATTGTTCTCTGTATTTCAGACCTGATTTCACCAATGCTTATTGCCGCCTTGTCCACAATATCCAGCTTGTAGTTTGGGAAAACCGTTGCCGTGGTCTGAACCCAGCGTTCGTAATCATCATTGTCCATTGTTCCATTCTGGATGCGTTCTATTGGTATTCTGCACTCAGCACTGATAATCCGGTTGGTTATCTCATAATGTGCCATTTCACATGAAAAGAAAATTGTAGGGGCATTATTCTTTTTCACTGCATTCAGAGCAATCATTTGTGCCAGTGTGGTTTTACCACCACCCGGGGCAGCAGCAATAACACACAAATGTGATGGCTCAATGTCTCCTAGAGTTGCATCAAGATCACGTAAACCAGTGTTCACGCCATAAGCCGTTCCCCTGTTTTCTTTCTTGTGAGTCAGCTTATCGTGAATTACGCTCAGAGCCTCAGCAGCGCTCTCTGTTAGGCTGATGGTACTGTCACTCACAAAAACAGTTTCTAAGCCGCTAGCAAGCTCCTGTGCGATTCTAGGCATATCATCAATCATAGTGTTCCGTGATAGTTCTAAAATCTTGTTTCCAACCTCCTCAACCCTTCGGCATTCTTCCAGCTTGATCAGTTTTTCATGAAATCCGTTCACAGCACTTGGGGCTGCAAAGTTACTCATCATTTCCTTGAAATATTCTTCACCCCCGACTTTGTAATCAAGACCTAGCGTTTTTAGTTGATCAAGAACGATTTCATAATCATAAGGCTTTCCCTGAAATGCGAGTGATTCAATTACCTTGAATATCTCCTTGTGTCGGTCAGCATAGAAATGCTCAACCTTGGGTTTAACTTTCAAAAAGCTTAAACCGTTTTCATTGTCCATTAGAAAACATAGAACGTATTGTTCAAAGTTTATGGCATGTAGTGATGTAGTCATTAATATTCCACCAGTTCAATTTCAAATGTACTGTCTTGCTTTAGTTCCTTGGGTTCTGTCTGGTATTCAGATAGATCAATATTCGATAACCATGATTTCTTAAAACCACTCCAAGAATTATCAACACAGATTTTCAGAACGGTTTCTGCATCAAGTCCAGAATCATTTACTTGTTTTACAAAACCATTAAAAGCAGTTTGGGTGTTTGATGCCTTCTTCTTCCCTCTAACAATCAACCAGTCATTTACCAATTCTTCACTAACTCCCAATTCGACCAATGCTTTCTTGAATACAAACTTCACAGGCTTGTCCTGTGTATCTATATCTGGTTCTTGGTTATTGGTTATTGGTTCTTGGTTGCCTTTTGTTTCGCTTTCGTCTTGGTTTTCTTCATAAACCATTTGGGTTTTTTTTGGGTTTCCTAAGTTATTGATTTTTCTAGGCCTACCACCAAGTTTCCCATTTTCCCTGTTTTTAACGCCATTTTGCTGATATTTCATAATTTCAGCATCGCATCTTTTATTGTGAAAGCCATCATCCCTCTCAACAAAGAAATCACCAAGAACCGCAATTATAGCATCACGTTCCTCTTGGGTTTTTGCACGTAACCTACGGAAAACCACTTGGGTTTCTTTTGGTAGAGGCTTCTCGTTTAAATAGTAGTAGTCTAAAGCTCTTCTATAAAAACATTCTTCAAGAGGCTCTAAATGTGATGTGTCTCTAATGAAGTCACCAATATGGTGTATATACTTGTGCATTTAGTTCTCCAAGATTCTTATTATGTTTTCAATGCCATCTATTTCTAAAAAATTAACAGCTATAGATACAACAATTCTTTTGAATGCATCACTATCGACTTTTCCACATTCTTCTAAAAACTCTAAATCTCTTTTGGTCATCTCGCCAAATATCGCTTCAAGAAAATCTTCTTTATTTTCTCCAATTAAATTTGACAAATGACAAATAGATTCCATTTTTTTAGGGGATACCGTATAAAAACATGGCTTTCCATTGTTTAGAATACAAGTTACATCCGTGTCCGCAACAATAACGGGATTCTTCTTTAACTCTGTAATATTTGTTATATTACTAACTAATATTGAACTAATCATTTTAAACTCCTTAATCTGTATAACCATAATAATTATTTTTTATGGTCGCATCCAATTAGTAATACTAATATTGAATATCAGTAAATCTTATAAGTATCGAATAAAAAAAGAGCCGAAGCTCTTAGTTTTTAAGTCTATCAAGACTATCTAAACTGACCACTGTCGCCAAAATACATGGGCAATGGTTCATTACCTTTCTTTCTTTCGATATATGCATCCTGTATTTCCTCAATCTGGAACTCATCAGATGACTGATCATAAAATCCCTTGACCTGCCCATACTGATTTACAAATTCTGGATATTCTTTTTCAAACCAGTTCATGAAGAACAAGGCATCTTTCGATATGTTATTCATTGGCCCACCCATATTTAACCTTCCTGCCATTGATCATGGCGTCATCAACAAGGCCCGAACCTATAATCCTTCCTTCGCATGTCGCACAGATTGGCCTGTTTCCTGTCGGCTCAGAAACAAAATAAGTCTCACCTTTTCCGCCACCTCCATTGCAAAATGAAGCGCCACACCAGACCTTCACGATGAAATGGGATTTTCCTTTAGAGTTTGTATACATAGAGACATGCTTAACCCTGTGCGTGTAGTAACCTCTAAATGACTCAAGAAATGGCAATGATTTTTTAATAGCAATAATTTTTGAACCTTCAGGCATATAGTGTGACCGCATGGTTCTTTTGCATGGCTTTAGTTCAATCATTATAAAATCCTCACGATGTGAACATCATTACCAATACGCCGACAGGTGTACTTTCTGTCAGTAACACCAATGTACTTAAGCCTGTGATTAATCAGGCTAACCATTGTTTTTGTGCTCTTATCCTCAGCTACGATAATGTCACCTACTGCCATTGCCATGATGTCGTATTTAACCGGCGCGCCTACTTTATTTTTCATATTGAACTCCATTGATGAATCATGATTATGAATATAAATATGTTTAAAATCCAATAAATAATAGTTATTAATGATTTATAAATATAAAACTTTTGGTATTAAAAAAGCCCCTAGAGGGGCTTGATATATGGTGACTCATGTTGCAATACGACAGGAACCCACTTTTTATAAAAATCACTCCATCTCTCAAGCCTATCATTTAGATATAATATCTCTACGCCGGTATTTACATACTTTGTAGCCCCTTCCGGGGCGTTGTCTTTAATTTGTTGTGGGGTCATTTATTCTAGCTCCCAGTATTCATGTTTAGATTCATCAAAAGAGAAGCTGTGGTATTCAAATAAATCATGTAGCTGCTGCTCATATTCATCACAATCTATGTTTTCGTAATCATCAAGAGTCACAAAAAAGCCGTCCCAGCGATCACGAAAATCTGCACCATCCAAAACCTTTATTCTCTCGCTCATTTACTTCTCCAAAACAATTGTGCCGTGTGGAATATCTACATCGCGAAAATCCATTGGTTAGCGTTTTGATAATTCGGTGCGTATTTCTTCAGTTGTCATGGCTGACCTCCAAACATCATTTTAATAAACAGTTTAAACGCCTGAAATCTGGTCTTAGGTAACTTTCTCATCCAGTATTCAGTATTCTTATTCGCTTGTTCTAATGAATATATACATCTATCATATTTGAATTTTACGTCATGAAGATCATCGTCAAGGCTATCACTCTCCTCAATAAGTTTCGCTATGGTATGTCTACATTCTTTGTAATCATGCACAAGGAAATTATTAACCAGTTTTCTATATTCTTCTGAATTAATATCACCGCGTTTTTCAAAACGTGACTTGCTGCCTACATTGCTTAGATAGCTTTCGTTGAATCCTAGATTTAATGATAGCTGTTCAAGGGTAAAGTCATACTCCTTGCATACAACCTTAAGCCACATTCTAAATTTATTTCTGCCTGAGTCTTCGTATAGGGGTTTTGATTCAACAACTCTTACGTTTGACTTGTGGGCATAAAAGAAACCTTCTCCGGCATCACTTCCTGTAAATTTTGGATTGGATATTTTTACATGGGAATGGATGTTGGTATTAACAATAATACCTCTATCACCTATAGCTACATTGTACCTATCATCAAGTGGTGCCAATTTTATAATTTCCACTTCCTGTCCTATTTGAAAATTCATTTGCTCATGTCCTCTTTCACTAATTTAAGAATGTATTTTTTCTGGTTTGGTTGCGACTTGATATGTTCAAAGGCTTGCGATTCATCTTCATGATCAACCACGTTAAAACGGATATTGATAATTTTTAGTTTCGCAGCACAGTGCTTTTTATAAGCCAGTTTTGCTTTTTCTTTTGCAGACATTTTAACCTCACTTGTTAGTATGCTTTATTATTATAGTTGCTTTAATATTATTTGCAAGCAAAAAAGAACCCAGTGTGAGGGCACTGGGCTTGGAAAGGGTTTAAGTGAGTTATTGCAATATAACTAAACTTTAATAAATATTCCAGCTTTCTTTAAAAGTTTTTGAATATTGCGTAGTTAATTTAAGTTGCTCCACTTTTCCACATCTGCTGCACCTCTTTTGATAACCCATACTATCGTGAACCCAAAAGTGCTTACATTCAGATTGAATTTTAGCAAGCCACATGGCTGCTGTAATTTTGCTTTTCATATAAGCTCCTATTTCGGTGCTGCGGCCATAAGGTCAGCCATGTATTTTCCCGACATTTCTGTCAGTTTTTTATACATGATATTTCGACCGGAAGTAAAACCTGTTGCATAAGCATATCGAAATGCAGAAAAGGCTTTCATTGTTTCCTGATCTTCAAAATAGATTTTACCATCTGCATCTATTTCTGGAGATATGTCATTGGCTGGCAGATTCAATATTCCCAAGAACTGAACAAAGTTATTCACCAGGGTTTTTTGTGACTCGTTCATTTGCCACTACTCCCAAAGCCGCCATAGCCGCGCTCAGAAGTGCCAAGCTCATCAACCTCAACGAATGTTACTTTTGGGTATGGCATGATAATAATTTGTCCTACACGCTCCCCAACTTTGTATTCATCCAGTGATATAAATTTTTCCCTAGACTTTATTGCGTTCTCGAACTTATTAACGTTCATGTTTTTCTTAAAAATTAAAATAACTTCGCCACGATAACCGGAATCAATAACACCTACAGAGTTTCCAAGAATTAAATCTTTCTTGGTGTTACTTGATCTTGGAAATAGCAATCCAACATAATTTTCAGGGATTTCAAAAGCTAATCCAGTTCCATAAATAACATTTCCATTACCATCATATTCTTTTGAAATAGCTGTTAAATCCATTCCAGCATCACCGTGTTTGGCATAGGTTGGAATAACAGCAGATTCATTTAATTTCTTAATCTTTACTTCCATTGGTTCGATACCTCTACATTGTGTGATTTTAAGTAGTTAATGCCTAACTGTTTGTTCGGTTCGGGTCTGTGGTCGCGGTAGTACACCTTCTTAATGCCACGCTTAACGATTTCTTTAGAGCAATTCAGGCAACAGATGTAAGTCACTGCCAATTCTGAATAGTCCTGTTTTAAAAACTCGTAATGCTTCAGACAACATATTTCAGCATGTTCAACCTTTGAATTTTCTTCATGCATTTTGCATTTACATTTGCTGTCTGCATGGTTAAATCCAATCGCAACCACTTCACCATTTATTGCAAGACTGCATCCGACTGGACGTTTCTTGCAATTGCTTAAACTTTCTGCATATTCCGCAGCATCAAATAGATTCATGGCCGCTTTCTTAGTGACTCGCGCCATTCGCCTGAGTAGCCGAAAAGTGGTGCATCATCCCATAATTGTCCAAATTCACTTGGGTGGAATTCATTTTCATTTATACATACCTCCCCACTATACCAATGGCACAAACCGTTGCTATCTTTAGCCCAGTAATACGCCCAAACCGGAGCTTGCGCCCAATCCGGCTGCCATTCTTTGTCGCGTAAAACCTCTGGTCTGGTTTTATCTTCTCGATGCTGTTCTTGCTCAATCATCCGGTCTGCATATTCCCATGCCTCTGCAATGTCTGTACTGAAATTTTCAGGACTTCCATGTTTCATGAAATAGTCATGTGCTATTTTTAATTTGTTCATGTGGCCTCCTGGGCTTCACTTAGCTTTCCACCGCAAAAAGGGCAATGCGTAAATTCATGATATTCTGGAGTGTCATCAGACTCTGGGAACACAAAAGCATTGGTGCATGATGTGTCGTAAAACCCACCTTGATTTTTAGACCATTTGCATTCCGGCACCGCTTGGGCTTTAGCTGCTTGCCATGCTGTGAAATGAGACTCCTTGAGCTGGCACACAAGTGCGTTTTTGTGTGCATAATCATAAATATATCTAGCATTGGAAATATCTATATTTGGGTTCTCAAGCAAATATTGCTCGTAGTGCCACGCTTCAAACGATTTTCTTTCTTTCTGAATATCAATTTTCATTTTTACTTTCCTCACTTTTTAATTTAGCCAGCCATAGTTCTTTAGTTTCACCAGAAAAATTCTCTCGTTTCTTGAGCTTTTCGAGAAGGTCTTTTTCCTTTTCATTGTGAATTGAGACTTGCAATCTTGTACGGTTTTGTTTGTCCATATAAATTTCCTCTTGCAACAGTACGTACTATATTATATTATTAAATCCATTACAACAAGAGAGGTGGTTAAAAATGAGTGAGTTAATCGAAAGAAATAATAATGTTGACCCGATGATTAGCATTATCGAACGTGTTGCAACAAGTCCAGATGCAGACGTGGGGAAACTTGAAAAGATGCTTGAGCTTCATGAACGTGTCCAACGCAATCAGGCTAAGCAACAATTTGATCAGGCAATGCTGGCATTTCAGATGGAAAAGCCAGTGCTGGAAAAGTCTAGTAGAGGTCACAACTCCAAGTATGCAAAGCTTGAGTATATACAAAGCCGTATTGACCCTGTATTGCGTAAGCATGGCCTGTTTATTCGATGGGCTACCCAAGCATGTGCTGATGGTAAATCTCGTGTTACGTGCATTTGTTCGCACGTTGGTGGGCATAGTGAGGAGTCTTCAATGGAAGTTGCGCCGGATAAAGGAGGCAGCAAGTCAGATATACAGTCTTATGGCTCAGCAATTAGTTATGCACAGCGTTACACTATGCGAGCATTGCTAGGTCTGGTCATTGCTGAGGATAACGACGGACAAGTGGCTATTACGATTTCACCTCAGCAAGTCACCATTATAGAGAAAAAGTTATCTCAGTTTGGTGCAGAAGCAAGAGGATTAATGGAGGCTCATATCGGCTGTGAGTTGCACGAGATACCTAAAAATGATTTCGATTATTGGGTCGGGGTTTTAAACACTAAATTAGCCAAGCTAGAAAAGGGTGAATAATGCAAATCATCACCGGAATAGAACAGGGTTCTCCTGAGTGGTTAGACTTGCGTTTAGGTCTGATCACCTGTTCGGAGATTTCAACCATCAGAGCAAATGGAGTAGGCGCTCAGAGCTATATTAACGGTCTGGCTTATGAGTTAATTAATCATGAACCGGCAGAGGTTTTTCAAGGCAATGAATGGACTAAAAGAGGTCAGCAGTTAGAATCTAAAGCACGTCAGAGGTATGAGGAAAAGACAGGCTACACGGTTTCTATGGTTTCTTTTGTGAAGAATAAGGGATTTGGTTATTCACCAGATGGATTAATTATTCCTGATAAAATCCCTGTTGGGGGCATAGAGATTAAGGTTAAAACACCAAAGACTCAGATTGCTATATTGCGCTCAGGAGAAATACCGAAGGAGCATATAGATCAACTGATTGGTGGTCTTTGTTGCGCTGAGTTGCAATGGATGGACTTTGTAAGCTACTGCCCGAATCTTCCGTTATTTGTTAAACGTGTTTATGCGAATGATGTAAGAGATAAGATTGAAAACATAGAAGCCTTGGTCAAGCTTTACAATGAACAGACCCAAGCGATTAAAGATAAAATTTTGGAAATGTATTGAGGTTTGAAATGAGCTATGTAATCGTTTTATTTGTCGCTCTGACTAATGGTGACTACTACAATGAACTTGTGAGCCATTCACGCTTTTCAGATAAGCAGGAATGCGAATATGTAGCACACCAGTTAAATGAGAAACACGAAGCGAATGAAAGCAAATTTTACTACTGCTCACCAGTTGCTAAATAATATTAAAGCATATATAATTGCCTCATAATAAGTGAGGTGATTATGAACATTACAGAACAAGCTGACGTTAAGATTTCAAATTGGAAAGATGATTTATTTGAAGTTGAATTTAAGCAAGGTGAGGACGAAGCTTATGTCATGGCTCAAGTTGACTGTGACATAAGACGATTTTAAGATGGCAATGGCTTTTAGTCTT